AAAGATGCGAAGCCCCAAAAAAAGAGGGGGGTACACTGATTTGGATTTTGTTGACGGGGTTGTTGACGGGTATTTTATTTTTTTGCACCTTTGTTGACCTATGGCATATCACATAAAAGCGCGTTTTGCTGACCTGTGCGGAATTCAGAGAAATAAGTTGGCGGTGTACATTAAGCGCGGAAAGGTTGTTTGCTCAGGCGATGTGATTGACGATTCGCATCCGGTTAATCGGGAGTTCATTGAAAAGTGGCAGCACAAATCGGGATTGGTTGAGGAGAAATCTGACGCGGTTGATGTCGGTGCGAATGCTGTGACGGGTACCACTGATTTCGTTTCAGCGGTAGCTAATTCGTTCGTGGGCAGGATCCCGAAAATAGAGCCACCTAAGCCACGTCCCGCGCCGAAATCTCCGAACATACAGCCGCCGAACGAGTTTATGTACGCGGGAAATCAGCTTGATGCGCAGATTAAATCCGTTGAACTTGAACGTAAGCTCGAGGATCTGGAAATAGCGAAACTGAAACGGCAGAAGATGGCAGGCGAATCGATGCCAACTGATTTGGTTAAGAATACGATTTCAGTTTATTCTCGATCGGTCTCGCGGTCGTTCAATAACGCGGCGGACAATTTGTTGGTCGAGTTCCAGACGATGGCGGATATCAGCCGTGAGCAGGTTTCGATTATGCGAGGTAAGTTAAACGCAATCGTTAACAAGGCGATCAACGACGCGTACGAAAACGCAATCGATATGGTGGATAACATCGTTGATGAGTACAGCGAAACGCGAGGAAAGGGGGATCGATTATCATGATGGATCAGGCGTATAAGAATCAAATTCGAGAAGCGATCAGGGCGGGGAATGTGTTTCTGTCGAACATGAAACCGTCTGAGTGGGCTGAGAAAAACAGGGTTATGCCGCAAAGTTCTCCGTTTCCTGGGCCGTACAGTTACGACAAGACTCCGTATTTCAAGGAAATCGTGGATCATCTGTCTCCAGAATCATCTGCTAGGATTGTGGCGTTTATGAAAGGCGCTCAGATAGGCGCGTCGGCGGGAGTGATTGAGAACGGTTTGGGTTGGATAATTGACCAACGACCATCGAATGTTTTGTTTTTAACTGGGCACCAAGATCTTGCAGAAGAATCGATGTCTGGCCGTGTGGATGAGATGATTGACAGCTGCGGATTGAGGCCATTGATCAGAGCGTCATCGCTGAGAAAAAGAAACCAGCGAACGGGCGACACGAACAAATCGAAGGAGTTTCCGGACGGTTCGATAACTGCAGGATCAGCTGGAAATCACAAACTGTTAAGGCAGCGAACGGTTCAGGTCGGGTTTATTGATGACTACGAAGCGGCCAAGGGGCTGACGAAGGAATCAGGTTCGACGTTCAAAATGATCGAGCAACGATTTGCGTCGAGCGAATCGAAAATGAAATTATATTTTATTTCAACGCCGGAGGTTAAGCAGACATCGAATATCGAGCCTGTTTATTTGCTTGGTGATCAGCGGCGATATAATGTTCACTGCCCGTGCTGTCACGAACTGATAACGTTTGAGTGGATGCACGAGGTTGATGAGTATAATTTGGCTGGGATAACTTGGAAAACAGACAGTAACGGGAAATTAATTGATAAATCTGTGGGGTATTTGTGCCAAAAATGTGGAGGATTTTTCACTGAAAAGCACAAATACGACATGAATCTGAACGGATTATGGGTGCCGACTGCAGATCCTTACGCTCCAGATTACGTTTCGTATCAACTTAGCGCACTGTATGCAGCGCCTGGAATGTTTAATTGGACGCATTATGTGCGGGATTATATCGCTGCGAATCCGAAAGGAGTGGCAAAACCTGACTTGATGCAGACGTTTACGAATCTTTGTTTGGGTCTGACGTACGAAACGAAAGCAAAAACGACATCGGCGAACGTATTGCTGAGTAATTTGAGAGATTATCCGATCGGTGTTATACCGGAACAAGTTTCAATCAGGGACGGTAACGGGCTTATTGTCGGGTTAACGATGGCGTGCGACTTAGGTGGATTTGTTGAGGATGGTCGTGTGGATTGGGAGATCGTTGCGTGGTCCCAGACAGGAACGCCGTACTCTGTCGATCAGGGTTCTGTGGGTACGTTTGTGAACAAGGAAAACGCAATGAAAAACAAAGCGGATCGCGCTGCGTGGAGTTACGATATCCGCGCTCAGAATTCTGTATGGCCAGAAATTACGAAAATAGCTACGAAGATTTACCCAAAAGACACCGGAACGAGTATGCGACCTCAGATTGTGGGGATAGATACGGGATTTTTTGAGAAAGAAGCGTTCGAATATATCGATTCTGTGAAGGGATTTTGGTGTATAGGATTGAAGGGTAAGGATGTGTTTAAGTTTACCACAGCTGAAAAGGACTTGCGAGTGTTTAAAAAAGGGCTGGCACGGAGTAAATTGTACCTTGTTGAGGTGAATAAAATTAAAGATTCATTGTCGGATTTGATGCTGTTGAGGTGGGATCCGCACCAAGATGATTCGCAGCCGCTTGGATATATGAATTTTCCGCAGCAGAGTGAGGGAAAATACAGCTACAAGGATTATTTTAAACACTTCGAAGCCGAACACCGAATTCTGGAATCTGACAAGGACGGGATGGACGTGAGATTTAAGTGGGTTAAAAAATCGACATCTTTGCAGAATCACTTTTGGGATGTTCGGATTTATAACATGGCGCTGCGTGATATTTTGGCGTATGAGGTGTGTAAGGAGGCTGGAATAAAAGATACATCGTGGGCGGATTACGTGAAAATATTGTCTGCGTACACGTAAAAAATTCCGATTCCATTAATAGTGGAAAATGTTTGAACCCGTAAAAAACTGTATTTAGTTTTGGGGCTTTAAAATATATATCATATCATGGCAAGCGATGCAGTAGGTAGTGAAAGAATAGCGAAGATCGTTGGTTATAAATTAGCCAAAGGAAATTTCGCTCAATCAAGTCCAAACTTACCTCAACGAATTGCTGTAATTGGCGAGGCTAATTCAGCAAATCAAGGCTCTTTAGATTTAGAGCCGTTTGAGTGTACCTCTGCCCAGCAAGCTGGAGAAAGGTATGGTTTCGGATCTCCGATATTTTTGCAAATGCGAATTTTGCGTCCGACCTCTGGTGGTGGCGCAGGCGGAATTCCTACAATCATTTATCCGCAGGCAGAGCCAGCGGGAGCGGCTGAAAAAATCATTCAGATCACGCCGACTGGTACGGTAACGGCAAACGGCACGCATACTGTTGTGATTGGCGGTAGATATTCACTTGATGGCGGCAGTTATAACATCAATTTGGTGGTTGGTGACACGTCAAGCGAGATCACACAAAAGATCGAAAACGCGGTTAATAACGTCCTTGGATGTCCGTTAACGGCTGATTCAACAGAATACGAGGCGAACTTAACATCAAAATGGAAGGGCGCAACGGCCAACGACATCACTGTGTCGATTGATACAAACGGAAATGATCTTGGAATTACTTACGCTACAAACGTAACGCAAGCGGGATCAGGAACACCAACGGTAACTGCATCATTGGAGAAATTCCAAAACGAGTGGAACACGATTGTTTCAAACGGTTACGGAATGAATGCATCTGTGATTACTGAGTTGGAGCAGTTCAACGGTATTCCACAAACAATTCCAACGGGACGTTATGCTGGAATAGTGTTTAAGCCGTTTATTGCTGTGTGCGGTTCGGTGGATGATAATAACTCTACGTTCACGGACACGAAGAAACTACAAGTAACTGTTGCGGTTGCTCCGGCACCGTTATCGAAAGGATTGCCATTGGAGGCATCTGCGAACATGTCTGTGTTATTCGCAAGGGTATCTCAGGACACGCCGCACTTGGATGTTTCTGGATTGTATTATCCTGATATGCCAACTCCAACTGTAATTGGAACGATGTCTGATTACGATAACCGTGATTTGTATGTTAAGCGCGGAAATTCATGTGTTGAGTTATTGGCTGGTCAGTACCGCGTTACGGATTTTGTAACGACATACCACCCAGACGGCGAAGTTCCGCCACAGTATCGTTACTGCCGCAATTTGATGATTGACTTTAACGTGCGTTACGGCTATTATTTGCTGGAGCAAATTAACGTTGTTGATCACGCTATTGCAGCGGATGAGGACACTGTTATCGTCAATACGGTAGTTAAGCCAAAGACATGGAAGGGCGTGTTGAATAAGTATTTCGTTACGCTGTCTCAGCGTGGATTGATTGTTCAGCCTGATTTTTCTTCTACAAGTTTGAGGGTTAGTATTTCGACTACGAATCCGGATCGTTTGGAGACTACGTTTGATTACAAGCGTTCAGGATTTACGCGAATTGCGTCGACAACGGCAAGTGCTGGTTTTAATTTTGGTTCACTGTAAATAAAGAATAATCATGCCTACAGGAGGAGATATCATTGAAATTACATACAACCACCCAACGTTAGGGAGTGGTGTATTTCTACCGAAAGCGGGAGAGGATTCTACCTATGACATGGGCGGGATCAGAGCTGCCGATGACACTGCGATGATCGATGGTGGTGGACGAATTATGGATCAATTGAACCGCGTTCGTTGGTCGTTTGAAGTTGTTATTTCTGCGGGTGTTGGTGACGGCACTCAGGAGAAGATCAACGCGCTGACGGCATCGCCTGAAACTGCTGATTGGACGATTACAAACATAAACGGAAAGGTTTATGCTGGTAACGGAAAGCCAGTAGGCGATCAGAACAGTAACGGAAACACATCGCAAATGACATTGAAGTTGTCAGGCGGTGGTGTGTTGAGGTTGTTGTAAGCGGATTGTTTGAACGAAATTGCGCTGAATTGTACTGAAAACAATAAATACCCCTATAAAAATGGCAGAATTAGTTGACTTAGACACAGCCAAAAGAGAGATCGAAGGCTGGTTGGATTTTAAAAAGATCCGCGAAAAAAAGCGCGAGGACTATCGTTCGAGTATTGACAATTTAGTTTCGTTGGTACAGGAGGGTGTTCTGAGAGTGAATGAGGATTATTCAATTACTCACGTGTTGAATTTCCCTGTGGACATGGGCGCTGGCAATCCGGTAACGGAGGTTAAGTACAAAGCTCGATTGGAGGAGCGCGAATCTCGCGAGAAATTGGCGGCACTAAAAACGGGCGATGCAATTGATAATCGATTAATTGCGAAGTTTTGTGCGCTGACGGGAATGGGAATTGGGTTTCAGGGTAAATTAGATTCGTCAGATTCTAGTATTGCCAATGAGATCATCATTTTTTTCATCTAAACTCTGATCCCGAAAAGGAAAATGAATCGATAAATAACATGATTAAAACCGTTGTTCGGGCGTTTAAATGGACTCCTGACACAATCGGAA